TGCAGTACCTTCAGTTTACAATTCATCTAATCCTTTGTTTTTAAAAGATTTATTGCTTGCTGCTAAAACACCTTTACCACCAACAAAAACTTCTAAACCAATATCTGTTAAACCAGTAATGAATTGATAAAAAGGGCTTTCTTGTGCGGCTTGACGTTGTTCTTCATCAAGAATATCGTAATCAGGATTAAGTAAAGGTAAAAAATCGTAAGTTTTTTCAACAGCCTTTTTACCACCAACACGTTCAGCAACTTCACCAACAATGCCACGCACTGGTCGTAAAGCGGTTTGAAAAAGATTGTATTGAACTGCTTCGCCATAAGAAATACGGTCAGTAGCCTTATATGCTTCTTTAACGGGAAGAATGTCACCACGTGCAACATATGCTGATTCTAATGCTGCAGCACCAATTGGGTCTCTAACAACAGTTTCAAATGCTTTATCTGCTGCTACCATAGGTTTTTCTAATGGTTGTAAAATTTCTAATGCAGCAGGTGCAAGTTTTTGTGTAAGAAAATCACCAATAGCAGCGGTAGGTTTAGTTGACGTTAACCAGTCAGTTAAAGCACCCAATACTATTCGCCACCCTTTTTAGTCAATAAAGATAATAAATCATCAAACTCTTCAACGGTATAATCAGGAATGCGTGCTAAATCAAAAGCAACGGCTCCTAGAGGATAACCGAGAGGTTGAAGTGCCATATCAAATTTCTCAGAAAATTCACTCATTATGCAATGCTCTTCAAATATTGTATAAATCCACGAAATGTTGTGGAAGAAGATGGGTCATTAGCCATTGATTCTAATGATGGTAAAAATTCTAAAAGTTTACGGTTGTCTTCAATTAGTTGTGTATCAAATTTTTGGGAAACAGTTGGGCCAAGTGCTTCCATTCCTGGACCAGGACCTAATGGTGCACCAGATGTTATTGGTTCATCTGGACGTGCTGATGGTTCATTTAAACCAATAACTGGTTGTGAGGCTGCGGCTGATGCGAGGCCCGAAGGCATACTTGATTGTTCAATACTCGGAGCCGCAGCCAAAGGAGCGGCTTGCTGCGTTTGCATTAGAGCCTGTCCTTCTCCGTATGGGAGACCTGGGACATATTTGGCTGCTTGTGTAGCGTTTCCGCTTTGACCATTACCACCACGTGCAGAAACATTCATAGGATTGTTTTGCGGTGCAGTTGGTCTCATTCCACCTCTTGCCATTTATACGTCCTTAAATTTAATTAATTATTTACTTGCGCGTTTTGGTGCAGAACCACCACGTGTACCAGATGGTTGTGCAGAGAACATAATCTTTGACATACCTGGTTTTGATGCACTTGGAACACCAGATTTTTTAACTGGTTGTTCGTATGCTTTTCCAGCAGAACCTTGGTTTGCTGGCTTCTTGCCGCCACTAAATGACTTCATTCTTTTTCCTTTTTAGCCCGCAGGGACCATTCTTGTCACACTAGAAGATAGTGTGGGTTTGCCAGAACCGGTTAACCCGGCCAGCAAATACTGTATTGGTGGTCTTCCACCTTGTCCCACTTGTCCTGGTGCCACACCACGTGGACCACCAGTTGCTGCACTTAATCCTGAAGCACCACCGGAGGGAGCCTCACCTGCGGAACCGGGGACGGGTTGTTCCATACCAGGGGCTGCAGCCTCAGCAGAAGGTGGCGGTGCCTGAGGGGCAAACGCTTCCGCGATTACCTGCTCTATAGGTTGACCTTTTTGTCTACCCGCTATAACTGTTGCAATACGTGAAAGAATCTCACCAGGGTCTTGACCCTGTGTTGCCAATGAAGGAATCGCTTGAGCGTATCCACTTATTGCTGCAACGAGAGAGTCGCGCAGTTTTTCTATTTCAATTTTTTGTTCTTCTTGTGTAACATTTATTTCCCAAGGCATCTGACGGCGGAGGAAGTCGCGGGAAATTAATTGGTCTCCGCGCGCTTGGAGTCCGAATACCAAAGCCTGGTTGGGGTTTAATCCGGCCATCAGTCCATAGGTGATATCAACCGTATAATCCCCATCAATGTCTTTCTTGGGGGTATAGGTGATTTCATAAGGTGCGCCAGCATCTACGCCGCGCACAGTCTTTTCAATATTACCGAAAAGTTTTTCATCAAGTTCAAAGCAAAGTTCAAATACTTGTTTTAATGCTTCAGCTAAAACTGATTGTGCTGTTTTAACTTGTGTATCAAATCCACCCATAAGGGCTTCAACACCACGACCAGTAACAATAGAACCTTGGCTTACACCTTGTCTACCTTCAGGGTAACGTGCACCCATACGCATTTCTTGATCAAGTATTGCTGATTCGGTAAATAATCCAGGGGGCACATTTAAATCAACACGTCTAATCTTTTCAGGAGATGCAGAACGTATAGTTGCGTCAGGTCCCATTTCAAGGACGTTAACATCTGCTGGCAACGCAAATGGTGCTTGAACAGATTTCTGTGCCGCCTCAAGTTGCAAAGTAGCAAAACGGGCACGTGCGACTTGTACCCATAGAACATCATCAAACTGGCCGCGTTGTTGCTCATCAGAGTCAACACCTGGACGTACAGCAAAAACAACATTAAGTTTACCAAGAGGATTCTTAGCACGTTGTAGAATGTAGTTTGCGCGTTCAGGTAGGAAAAGAACTGTTTCATCTTTGTCCATATAGCGCACAAGTTGGATAGGGCGCATAGAACCACGTTGTTCAAACTTACCAAGGATTACGGATTCGTATTCTGGGAAATCGTTAACTAAATCTTGTGCGGCTTTAATGTAAAGTTTTGTGTAAGACAACAAACGACCAAAGCGGTCAAACTCAGGATAAGAGTTAATAGGGTTGTCTATGCGGATACGTGGGGCATTGTTTTCGTAATCTGCTTCGACAATGAAAGGTAGAGCACCAAAGGTTACGTAGCGGTCAGCACCGGTGAACATTTCAACTTGTAGGCGTGAAGTGTCACGGTAGCCGGCAGCAATCATTGTGCGTTTGTCGGCACGGGTACGTGCACGGTCAGAAACAGCGTTAGTTGCTGAACAGTTAATAGCAGGAAGAGGTGCAATTACTTCAGCGATGTCGCGTGCGGCAACGTCAATAAAGTTTGCCACCATAGGTTTAGGGTATTCGGCTGGGAACAAACCAGGGAATACTTGGTTTATGTTTCCTTTACGTACCTCAAGTACGTCACCCCAACGAGCGTCACGATTTGCGTAACGTTGTTTCAGTTGTTGATAGGCGTTAGCAATATCTTCAATCTTGCGTGCCACTAGACTCCTAATTTAATATTAATACCAGCCAGCATTGGCTAATCGTTGTTTCCTTGCATATTCTTCTAAATCCACCACTTGGCGTTTAGCCAAATCAATTGGTGTAGCAAAAGGGTTACGAACCCAAGTCTTACCGTAAGAACCTTGCTGGTTTACATAGTCACGCAATTGTGTTTCAGCAAACCATAAAGCCATAGGCCCATCCTGTTTATTCTTTGTACCAGGAGACCAAGTAATCAACTGCTCAATAAGTGCTTTAACACCCTCAGACTCCGCTCGCGGAAACTCAATAAGAGCATTCCTAGCCGGCTTACCATCAGGACCATAAGAGCCAAACAAAGTACCAAGAGAAGCCACACCGTATTCAAGGTCCATCTTGTTATTGCCCGTGTAATGTTGTACAAGACGAATACCCCTTGACTGCAAAAAAGCATTAATCTCTTCATCTTGTGTTAAGAATAATTGGAAAGCGTTCTTCTCAATAATCCACTCGGACGGAGAATATAACTGCGTCCAGTTAAGAATAATGTCGCGGATCTGCTGCGGGCTAGGCTTAGTAATCTTGATAACGTCTACGATGTAGCGCTTACTAGTATTACGATCAATGGCGTAGCAGACTGCGGCGGTATCGCCAACAATAGCCGGGTCCATACCGCAGATAAAACTGAAACCTGTTAAGTCTTTAGGATGACCGGGATGTCCCATCTCCAGACGTCCTGCTTTACGCATTCCATCCATAGAGCCACGAACACATACTGGGTCAAAGGCAGCGTTCTCGGATACATCTTGCTGCTGGTAGACCAAAGCCCACGTACTAGCATCCATTGCTTGACGTTCGTTATAAAGGTTACGACCAGACCATCTAGGATATAGACCGTTTTCGTCCTTATCCTCTTCACCCTGTCCATCAAATGGGGCATCTGACTTAGGCCAGAGGGTAACCCACTTGTCGGGGTCCTCATCAATCTCAAGAAGGGCTGGCATAGCCAGATACTTCCAAGGAACCTGCCCACCTGGGTAGCGGTCCTCGTTACGAAGTTCGCGGTATAGGTCAACTGATGCAACTCTAGTACCAATAACAATCAGCTTACCGGTAGGGTTAAGACGGGACCGTACGTCCTGGGTTAACCACCGGATCTGCTTCTCAAACTCATTAGCGTTCTTTAAGGTGACCGCGTCATCAACAATAATCATATCGGCACGCTTACCGTAAATCTGACCGCCGATACCGACGGCTTCAATGTTTGGGTCCTTTTCAGATGACTCACGAAGCTCATCACCGAAGGTGACGCGGGTTGCCTGCCAAGAAGCGGTCTTGGAATTAAACCCTACGCCAGCTGCGTAAGCGCTCT